TGCCTGGTTGATGGTCTCGGTGAGTTTGAGGGCTTCGGCCTGGCCGACTCCCATTTGTTTGCCGGCTTCGGCTATTTTGGCAAACAGGGTGCCGGTGGCCTCCAGGCTGCTGCTGGTGCTTTGGGCAATGGCTTTGATGCCTTCAAAGGCGGCGGTGAAGGCTGGGCCCTCGCCGGTGACGAGTTTGATGCGGGCTTGCAGGTTGTTGTAGGCATCAGCGGTTTTGAGGACTTCAGCGGGTACGCCACCCAGGGCGCTGGCCATGTTGCCGACGAGCTGGACAATGTTGTTGATTTTGAGGGCGGCTGTGCCCATGTCGTCAAACCCGGCGGCGGCTTTTTGCGTGCTGGCTTGGGCGGCAGCACCGGCTGGGGCGATGTCGCCCAGGGCTTGGGTGACTTTGTTTGTGCCTGCGGCAGCGCCTGCGCCGGCGGGAGCGATTTCATCCAGCGCCTGGGTGACTTTGTTGATGTCAGGCGTGCCCTCTACACTGGCTTTAACTTTGATCTCAACGAGGTTGTCACTCATGATGATTTTGCTTGCATTGCTTTGGCTGGTGGCGGCGTTTTGCCTGGTCGCCGGGCTGGTGTTTTGGCCTGCGCTGCTGTGGGCGGGCGGGCTGTGCCTGGCCGGCTTGCTGCTGCTGGTGGCGGTTTACGCGTGGGGACTGGTAACCGGCAAGTGGGACCAGGGCCCGGTTACCCTGCCCTGATGCGTTTGCGTTTGGTTAGGCCAGCTTGACGCGGAAGTATTGGCTGATACCAGCGCCTGTTTTGCTGGTGTCGGCCAGTATTTCGGCTTCGACTTCAAGGTCGGCAAACTTGTCACCCAGCAGGCTCAGCGCCTTGGTTGGCGAGAGCTGGGCTTTGTAGATGTCAACGATGACGGGCTTGCCGCTGTTGGCTTCGTTCAAGCCTTCAAAGTGGAGCTCAAGCAGGATGGCGCTGCTGGTCATGGCCTCTACCTTGTCATAGGCGGCGTAGGTGTAGCTGACTTTTAGGGCTTGCGCTTCTGTGATGGCACCAGTGCCGATGATGTAGATGCCGCCGGCGCGCACTTCGTAGTCGGTGTTGGCGACATAGGTGATGAGGCCGGTGGCGCTGTCTTTGACGGTGACGGCGGTGGGGTTGGGGTGCGCCAATGGGATGAGGGCTAGTTTGTAGGCGGTGACGGCCTCATCTGTCACGGTGGCGCCTGCAGCCGATGTTTCGGTGCCAAAGACGGCGCGGGCGACGTTGGTTTTGTTGAGGTCGTTGAGGGTCATGCCCAGGGTGGCTTCGCTGATGCGGCTGACGCTGGCATAGGTGCCGCCGCCGGGCTTGGTGTAGTCTTTGAGTTTTTGCTTGTCTTCTTTGACGGCAATTTCCAGCTTGCTGGCGTTGCCGAGGTAGAGCAGGCCGGCGGCTGCGCCTTGGGTGCGGGCGTAGATTTTGCCGCTGCCGAGGTAGGGGTAATAGACGGTGTCGGTCATGATGGTGCTTTCAAAGGGGGTTTATGGGATGGCGCGGGTTATCTCGACCTCGATCGAGACGGGGAGGTAAAAGAAGCCGTCTTCGTAGTTGGCTTTGGGTGGGTTGGTCAGCATGGCGGGCTTGCTGCAGCCGTCGAACGGGTGGCCCATGAGGGCGGCGATAACGGTGTCGGCAATGTCGCCGGCCTGGGTGCGGCTGGCATCGCCGGCTTTGAGGTTGGCGTGTGAGCGCACAGTGACGACGGCAAGCCAGTTTTGGCTGATGCGCAGGCGTTTGCCGTAGCCTGCGGTCTCGGCTATGCGGTAGTCGTCAAAGACCACAATCACGCAGGGCACGGGTAAGGTGCCGTCGATGGCAGCCAGATCGGGGGCGCTGAAGATGCGCACGGTGGGCTGCCCGGCCGCGTCGAGGGCAGCGCGCAGGCGGGCCTTGATGGCCGACTCAAGGAATAGGAAGTGGCTCATGCGGCGGGCATCAGGTGGGCGCGGATGATGTCGGCGATGTCGGTGCGCATTTGGGGGTTGGTTCCAAGAAACGGTCGCGCCGGGATGTCACCCCAGGGGATGGGGAATGTGCCGTTACGGCTTTTGTAGTGCGCTACGCCGAATTGGCCGCTTTTGGCACCGTATTGCTGGGTGGCCGCGTATTTGATGCGACTGGCGATGGTGACTGAGGTGGCGCTGGTGTCTTGCACCTGTACGCTGGCGCGCAATACGCCAGTGTCGAGCAGTATCTTGCCGGTGCTGATGACGCGCTGGGCACCTTTTTTCATGGCACCTTTTTTTGTCTTGATGCCTTTTCCGCCTGATAGCCGCATGGCGCGGGCAATGAGGGTGGACATTTTGAGCGGTGCCCAAGGCGTGCCGTCCGGGCCGTGCTGGCTTTTGAAGTTGCCAAGTGATTCGTTTTTGACCAACGCGCCGATGCTTTTCATGGCCGGGGCCAGGTCACTGGCACGCGCGCGCATGCTTTCCAGCACCGCGATGACTTGCTTTTCACCCTGGATGGTGATGGTCATCAGGGCCATGATGGGAGCATCCTGGACAGGGCATCGTCGCTGAAGACGCGGGCGCTGCTGCGCACTGCAAAGGCGCTGCCTTGGGTGTCGGCTGCGGGGGTGTCGCTGGAGAGTTGCAACTGTGCCTCGCCACTGGCAATGCGGCGTAGCAGGGCAATGGCATCTTCGCGCCCGTTGCGCACGGATTCGCTCGCCTTGTCTTTGTAGAGGGCGTAGCGGGCCAGTTCGCAGCACAGGCGCACCAACAATGCCGGGTAGGGTTTTAGCAGTGGCAGGGTGCAACTGATGGCAATGTAGGCGTCCATCTCGACACTGGCATCAGAAAGCGCAATGGATACGGCAGCGTCGTCTGCGGCACCGGTGGCATCGTAGTCGCTGATGTCGGAGACTTCTTGCGCGCCGTAGCGGGCAATGAGGTCGGTTTGCGTGGCGTAGGGCATGGCGCTTAGTCGGCCTTTTTGGCTTTTGGCTTGCGCACGGGCGTGGGGGCCTGGGCGGGGTTTGGCAGCGGTGCCGCCACGGTGGCTAGCCCGGCTTGTACCCAGGCGCGGGCGGTGTCGTCTGGCACGCACACGATCACGCCTGGGCTTAGCCATTGCTGGCCGTGGTTTAGCCCGGTGATGATGTGTGCTTCTGTCATGGTTAAGACGATTAGTTGCTGGTGGTGACCTTGACCAGCGCCGCCGGCTGGTGGCACAGGGGCAGGCTGTTGCACTGGGTGTGGATGACGGTGCCTCGGTCGCCTTCTTTGGGCCAGGTTTTGACGTAGATCGGCAGGCCGATGGTGTTGGCGGCTTCGTTGAAGTCAGCCGGGGCGTAGTAGGTGGCGAAGGTGGACGATGTGCCTTCGGGGTAGGCGTGGCCTTCGTTGGCGGCAATCAGGCGCCGGGTGTCAATGACGGCACGGTATTGCTCAAAGATGACGCCATAGATTTGGATCTGGTCGATCTTGCTGGCCATGAATTCACGCGCGCCGGGGATGTTTTTGATGTAGTCGGTGACCACCGGGTGAACGATGAGCTTGGCCCAGAATTCAGGGCTGACCAGCACGCGCACGGTGCTCATGGTGTCGCCTTTGAGGTTGTCCTGGATTTGGTTGTAAACCGCTTCGCACTTGGCGCGCAGGTCGGTGGTGCTGGTGCCGAGCACAAAGTCGACCGTGACCTGGGCCAGGCCAAAGGTTTGGTAGAGGTTGGCCAGGCTGGTGCTGCCGTCGGCATTCAACACGTTGCCCTTGAGTGCGCCCATGCGTTTGTATTCAAGCGTTTGGTCGTGGCGGGCGCGGATGCGTTGCAGGCGCTGGGCGACTTCGGTGGACATGTCGGCCAAGCCTTCGCTGCCAAAGGCGCGCACGTCCTGGATGTCGGCAGCGCTTACCAGGTCGTCATGCACGGTTTGCTTGATGCTGAAGGCGAAGGTTTGGCGGTCGATCTTGCTGGCGACGGTGCCTTCACCGCCCCATTCGTGGGTGGGCAGCAGGGCCAGGGTGCCGGACTGCTCTTCAAGGGTGACGGTGCGGGTGCGCACACCACGGTCGGCAAACAGGCCAGATTGGCTGATGCGGCCCCATTGAATGGGGAATTTGTTGATGGCGCTGGTAAGTTCGGTGAGGGTGAAATCGTTGAGTTGCATGGTGTGCCCTGATAGTGAAAGGGATTAAGACAAGACTAGACAGTGGCGCGGCAAAGGATGCCGATGGCTTCAAGGTCAACGTAGGCAGCGTCTTTTTCGCCCTGGGTGGTGACGCCCGCGCCAAAGATCAATTGCTCTTTGGCGGCGATGGCGTGGCGCACGATGGCGACGCCAGCGGTGTCAGCGGCGCTGGCATTTACTGCGGCAGTGAGGATGCCAGCAGCGGTCTGGCTGCCGTCGGTGGCGTCGTTGTCGTAGGCGGTGTAATGGCCGCCGGTGGTGATCTTGCCCAGCACGGTGCCGATGGCAAGGTTTTGTCCTGATGCGACGGTGATGTCTTTGCGGCTGTAGGCTTGGGGGGCCTCCATTTTGATGAAGGCGCTGAGGGTGTTTGCTTTGGTGGTCATGGCGGTAAGTCCTGGTTATTTGGCAGACATGGTTTGCACGGCGGCAAACAGGGCGCTGGTGCGGTCGCTGCCCTCGGGTTTGGCGCTGCCTGCGCGGCTGGCGGCTTGCGAGGTGAACAGGGCACGGTCGCGCGGGGCGGGTTTGTTGGCCCGCAAGTCGGCCGCGTAGGCTTTGAAGCTGTCAGCACTCATGGCAATGTAGGGCTTGACATCCGTGGGGGGGTCGCGGCCCAGCTCGGTAAAGAGTGCGCCCAGCTCTGCGCTGCGGGTGGCCTCGGCGGCTGCGGTTTGGGCGGCCTGTAGGCTGGCTACCTGTTCGGTGAAGGCGGTGATCTGGGTTTGCAGGCTGTCGATCAATGCCTGGTCTTCTGCGGTTCGGGTCATGATGACACCTTTCATGGTTACGGGTTGGGATGCGGGTTGGAGCGGGTGGGCGCTGAATTGCGCGGCGCTGGTGTGGGGGTCGGCACCGGTGGGGACAAAGCTGACTTCGACGATGCGGGCTTGTTCAAATACGTTTTGCACGGCCATGGTCTGGCCGTTGATGTGGCTTGCACCCATGGCGGTTTTGAGGCTGGCTTGCATGCCGACAGACATTTGCAGCGGGTAACCTTCGCTCATGAGTGCGGCAATTTGCTGGCCTGCGGCGGTGGCCCGGGTGAGTTCGCCGGTGATGTGCAGTTCGTTGCCCACGCGCATGAGAGTGCCTTTTCCGGCGATGCTGTCGATGCTGGTGCTGTGGTCGATCAGGACCGGGATGTTTTGCGCGTCTGGGTTTTGCAGGGTGGCCAGATCAATGGCCACGTCACCCAGTGCGCCGTAAGCGGGGATGATGCCGCCCGAGTAGGCAATGCCGGTAAAGCGCACGGGCGCATTGGGCGCTGGTGCAGCGTGATCGTGTACGCGCTGGGGCGCAAAGGTGAGATCAAGACGGTAGGGGTTTGGCATGGCGGGCATGGTGCCGCGCTGTGCCGGTTATTGGTAGTGGAATTGATTCAGGGGAAAGATGGCGCAAAAACCCCGGCGGTGCGGGGTTTTCAAATTTCATTTTGTTCCTATAATGCACATTCCCCTCCAACGTTTCGGACGTTTAAGCCATAGGACAGCGACAAGCTGGTGCATTTGGCAGGAGGGGTTTCTATTTCTTTGGTAAATATGCAAAAATTTATACTCCAGCCAAGCGAGCAAGGTGAATGCTTTGAGTCCTTTGACGGTCCAACCCCAGCCGGTGGGGTTCGCTCGGTGTGGCAGTTTTTCAACCTGGTTGATGGCATCAAAGTGCCTTGCGCCAAGGCTGACGCGTCATCTTGCGAAATTCTTGAGTTAAATTCCAACGGAGCAGTGATTAGAAACACAATGGGTAGCATGGCTAAGGCTTAGTCTTCGGGTTGAATATCCCTTCAATGACTTTGTAAATGTTGGGGTGACGGCGCTTTAATCCGTCCGGGTCAACTTGCCATGCGGCCACAGCTTCAGCAAAGTTTTCACAGTACTTAGACGCATTAAACATATCTCTCGCGTAGTCGGTGACAAATCCATCTAATACTGATGCAGCATCAAATTCTGGTGGAGTTTTGTACGCTGACCCATATTTTTGCTCTGCGAGCAGATGCCCGGCCTCATGCGCCAGCGTGTCAATGTCGATAACTCCAGATTTGTAAACGACAACCTGCGCATTGCCACCAGTTGCGCGGCTGCTGCCGAAGTTTGGATTTACCGACTTCCAGTAAGCATCATGTTGGCTACTTTGGGTTGTGATAATCACGCGGGTGACGTTGCCTCTCAGCTTGCGGCTAAGCATGGGAGAGCGTGATATTAGTTCAATCTGTTCAGCCAGTAACTCATCGGTCGGGGCCATCCATTGAATGCCATCGAACGTAACATGGCGCATATTTTCAGGCGCTGCCATGCCGTGTTCTGATACCGGTAATTTGGCATCTTTTGCATGGGCCAATACCCACTCTTTAACTTTGTCAAGTCGTTGATCTACCGTTGCAGTTTCAAGCGTCTTACGCAATTTTTTCGCTGGTGCTTCGGCTGTAGCTTGGTCCAACGCCTGCCCCAAATCAGGATGCGCCGCTGCCACCTTATCCGCCTTGACCTTTTCAAGCGTCTTGTCCCATTCTGTCGGCTTGTGCCCCCAGCCTTCATCGGCCTTGCCTTCGACCGGCACGTTTTGCGTTACGCCACCTTTGGCCATGGCCTCGCGCTGGCTTAGGCTGCGCAGGGTGCAGCGGCAGCGGTGACCCAGCGGCGGGCTGCTGGTCAGCCAAAACGGGTCCGCCACGGGTTTGATGACGCCATCGAGGGCGAGGTGTGACGGGCGCACGCGGCTGTCGTTGATGGCATCGTAAAACAGGTACGGTCGCTCTTTGGCATTCTCTTCAAAGTCGCGCCAGTGGCCGGCCTGGTAGGCGGTTTGCACGCTGTTGCGGTAGATGGTTTCCAGCCGGCCTTTGGG